TGGTGTATTCTGTCCAGTCAAAGAGGGTGTAATAATAGCAACTCCCTCTGCTAGAAATTTAGAATATGTTTTTCCTAATTGGGATATATTATATCTCGACATCAATACTCAAGATTTGAATGATATGAAAATGAGTAAGGAAATAAAATGGTCTCCTAAACATGTACCACAAGAATATGTTAGATGGGTGGGATACTCTCCCGAAACATTTTTTGATGTAAATTGTCTACAACTTGATGAAAGTCATTTGATGGTCACGAGATATAATAAACAAGTATTTGATTTTCTCAAGAAACATAAAGTGGAACCAATCATCATACCATTCAGACATAGATACTTATGGGATGGTGGGTTACATTGTATGACCTTTGATTATGACAGAGAATAGTATTATCTTTATTGGTGGTAGTAAGATAAGTCGTTGGGTTGCAGATCAAATAGATTTGGATGTGCTTGGTTTTTATGATACAAACAAAACCCGATCCACTTTTGATTCACTGAACGAGGCGATTGATGCTAATGCTGACATTTATGCTATATCTACTCCTTCAAGCGATCATTATAATACGTTCACTGATCTTTGTTCACGTTTAGAAAAAAAGATTATCACCGTAGAGAAACCAACGTTTCTAAGGATGAAAGACTTTGATGTTGCAGAAGATATGATACAAAGATCAAGTAATAAGGTATATCCTGTATTTCAACATAGATATACTTTACCTAAGTTGAATGTTGGTAAGGTTTACCATGCTCAAGCAAGAGTGAATATTTGCCGTCCACAGAGATATTATGATCAAGCAGATTGGCGTGGAACTTGGGAACATGATGGAGGTGTTATTACTAATCAAGGTGTACATACCATAGACATTATAAGATACATGCTAGGAGATATAAAGAGTGTGAATTTTAAAATGACTACTGCTGCTCTGGATATTGAAACTGAGGATGTGGCATGTGGCATTCTAAGAACTGTTGATGATGTGATGGTAAGTGTAAATATGACTACCACATGCCGACCAAATCCACATAATCATGTGATAGACCTAACAGTTTTTGGAGAAGATGGATTTCAAGTTATCCCTATTCCAGATAATTATGGTACAGGTCATAAATTTTTTTATGAAAACCTACCAAATGATGCTATAATACAAAGTATGAGTGATGCAAAAAAAACTATGCAAGTTGTACATGACGCTTATGAATCAGCGTATGGTAAATCTATCTTAGGAGAACATTATGTATAAAAACAAAAAAATTGCTTGTGTGATACCTGCAAGAATGTCATCATCAAGATTTCCAGGTAAACCACTAGCAAAAATTCATGGTAGAGAGTTGGTTCTTAGGGTTGCTGATATTGCAAGAAAATCTAAACATGTTGATGTAGTGATAATTGCAACAGAAGATCAGGTAATAAAAGATTTAGCAAACAAGAATGATTATCTCAGTATAATTACAGGTTCACACTATACATGCACCCATAGAATTGCAGAGGTATCAAAAGATCTAAAAACTGATTTTGTGTTCGGATTGCAAGGAGATGAACCTTTGACAGATTACAAAGACATTGATAAAGTTATTGAATTTGGTATTGATAATGATTGTGATATGGTGCAACCATATAGAAAATCTACTCAATCAGATCATGATGACCCTGATGTATGTCAAATGATTATCAATAATGGAAAATGCCTTCATATGCAACGAACACCTGACACAATTACTGATAACTTAGTAACACATTTAGGTCTTTATTTTTATAAACGAAGTGTAATAGCAGACTTTCCAAATCTTGATATGACTTGGGTAAAATACTGGAGAGGATTAGACATAATAGGTTTCATTGGAAAATATGATGTAATACCATTTGAATTGCATGGTAAAACACAAGCGATTGATAGACCACATCACATACATATTGTAGAGCAGCACTTGGCAGCGTTATGTTAGAAGTAGATCTTAAACATTTTCCATCCAAACTAATCAAGGCAGGTAGCGTTGCACTTATCGGCAATGGTGGAAATCTTGCCATTGCTCAACACATGGCATCTGATATTACACGACACACAGGTAAATTTTGTTTTGCTCCAGATTCAGTTCATACTACAGCAGTAGCTGGGGACGGTGATTGGAAACTTTCATGGATGCAGTATGCAAAACATGCTGATCTTATTATAGGTATCACATGTAGGAAACATAGTGGCACCTCTGATGCAGTCATGGATATTAGACATCAATGTGACACACTACTGTTAGCACCAGAGCAACATGAAGTTCTTGATACTGTAATCATACCTGCACGAACCTATCACGAATTTGAAACAAATGCACTCTGGACGATGTACATGATGTTAGAATCTATTGGTGTAGAATTACCAAACCTACCACATATATTATGACATCATCTGATCGAGGACCTCAATATTATAAACGAGGTAAAACACAAGTATGGGATTTCATACGTGAACAGGAACTTGACTTCCATCTTGGAAACGTCATCAAATATGTCTGTAGAGCAGGTCATAAAGATGACGACATCGCAGACCTAAAAAAAGCAATTCACTATCTTGAAAATGAACTCGAATATCGCACCACTCGTTGAGAAGTTTGACGACATTACTGATCGAGTAACGAACATCTATTGTATTGATATAGATGGTACGTTGACTGAACCACACGAAGGAACACCATGGGATGCTATTCCTGTGACCAGTCGTATTGATAAAGTAAATAAATTATATGACGAAGGTGCAACCATATATCTTATGACTGCACGAGGATTTATTAGAAGCACTGCCATGCATGAAGATATTACAGCAGCACAGAAGGAAGCAGATAATTATTGTAGAGAAAGAACTGAAGCACAACTCACTAAGTGGGGTGTGAAGTATCACAAATTATATTTTGGTAAACCTAGAGCAGTGATATATGTGGATGATCGTGCAATGTCTGACCACGAATTTTTTCAAGACTAGATTGTAACCACTCATAAGATCTTTGGTATTCTGGATTGTGAATAAATCTCTGAGTATCTTGTAAGAAACCATGCTGCATTAGATCTTCAAACAATTCTTCTGGTGACTTTAATACATCAAGTCCTAACATTTCTATAGTAAGATAATTTCTTACTTGTTTGTCAATATCATGCCAATTCTTTGTCCACTCAAAGAATGTCTTTTGATCATTAGTCAACCAATCATATCCCCATTTCAAATAATGGATCACCATTGTTCTCTCTCTATCCATTTCATCAGGAGTTTTGGTACGATATTGTTCTAACTTGTCATAAACGTGCACTGTTTTATCTAAGAGCCCAGCATAATAAACGTCAGTGCCAGGCCAAGGGATGTAAATGTGATCATGTTTGAGTATATTATATGATAAAGTCTCTTGTCTTGTAATAGCATCAGACATTTGTATGAAGTTACCATCACCTAGATCCAACTTGTCCCAGTGTTTCCATATATCACAGTTACGCCATGGTAATAAGAATGTGATGGGGCGTGGTGCTGAATCTATCACCTGCTGCACTGACTCAAACTCATCCTCTCTTATGGTAACTTGATCGTCTCTTGGTAAGAAGAATAAAGATCCTTCTGATTTTATATCTTCTCTGCTGGCAACCCGTCCCAACTCCCACAAGAATGGTGCAGTGCCATAGTATGCTACGTTCTTTGAAAATTTAGAAGCATTTATTTTATCTGCATGATGTTTTGACCATGCATATATGAATTTACTATTGAAGCAATCACGTTGTGTGTACATGTGATCATATCTACCAATCGCTTCACGACATACACCTGGTAGAATGCCAAATAAAAACGAGGTGTCTGGGGATAATCCCAAATACCTCGCCATTGTGTGATGCCACTTATCTGATTTATCAGCGTAATTATGTTGTACCGTAGTATGCTCCACCATTATGAGATGCTGTATCAGTTGCAGGTCTTGAGAACCCTTGGAACTCAGTCTTTTCAACAAGTATAGTATCAACCTCTGCATCTGTCAATATACCTTTCTCTAATAATAACTGAACTAAACCTTCATTTGATACTTCAGTCTTATCTTCAAACCATGGTGTCCACAAGGTATGATGAACGTAGTCTCCTATATCTCCGTATGCTCCGTTTATTGCTTGTGTATACAAATATCTTGAGTGCTCGACTGTAGAATCTGTAGGAGATGCAGTATATGCTAACCACTCCTCGTCTAATGGAGAAAAGTCTACCTCCATGTCGATCATATTCTTTTCAGGATTTGCCCACTTTGGGTTCCTTGCTCTTGCTACTTCGTAACTTGTGTCTGCCATTGTTTTTTAGGAATAACGTAACCAAAGGGTTGATGAGTATGCTACAGTTGTGTTGACTGTAATAGAACCGAGGTTCACGTTGACTGCAACGTTACCTGCAACTGATAATTCGTCAGTATCTATGGTTCCTGTGTTACCAGTAATACTAAGTTCGTCAGTAGCAATGTTACCTCCAACTGAGAGTTCGTCAGTATCAACAGATGGTGTGACGTTGAAGGATCCACCTTTACCACCCTGTATATTACCAGCGACGTTTACGTTCTTGTTACCTTGAACATTACCTGATGCAAGTGAAGCATCACCTTGAATGTTACCTGATACAGTACCTGTAACGTTACCCTGAACATTACCACCTGACAAAGCAGCGTTACCAGCTGCAGAACCACCGACTGTGCCTGAGTTTGTCAGTGCTGCACCTGAGTCATAACCCATACATCTCCAGTTACCTGATGGTGTATCATTATGAACACGTCCAGTTGCGTCTGAGTATCTAAGACTAGAACCTGCTAGTGTGTCACCTGGTGCATATTGAGTGTTACCACTCGATTGTTGCATAAAAGCATAACTTCCAACTGAACCAACAGTTGCACCTGCGTTCAGTGTGGAATATGTAACTGATGATGTGTTTATCGCATCAAGTCTGCCACTTGAATCTATGGTTATTACTGGTATTGCATTACCAGAACCATAAGTACCCTGTGACACATCGGTAGTTACGTTCGCATTAGCTGCATTACCGTGAAAAGCCATTGATTACTAATCTCCTTCTTGGTTATTTATAAGTTTTATACTTGTTCCAATACGAAGCGGAATTTCTTACCACTTCTCTTGTTCATAATGAATAGATCATCCTCACCCTCTTGGATTTGGTAGTGACCCCATGACCCATCGACATTGTTGCCTCCACGATGTTCGTTAGATAGGTGAAGGTCACCTGTTCTTACGTCATCAGCGTACACGTTTGCCCATCTGACTGAGTTTGTACCCAAGTCATAAGTTGAGTCTGCTGCAGGTGTAATCGCATAAGCAGTCAGTGTTGCAGTCATAGCGTCTGCAGTGTCTGATCTTAAAAACTGTGAACTATCTAATGAGTCTAGTAATGCAGCGTTTGTTGCTGTACCAGATAGACCACCACTAAATGTACCTGCCACCAATGTATTTGTTGATGGATTATAATTTAGACCTGTGTCTGTTTCACAACCTTGAGTTCCAGTAGCACCGTCTACAAATACTGGATATACTGTCTCGTTTGCGGTATTATTGGCAGTGACAGTTACATTTGTACCCTCTGTTGCAGTGTCAGCATTACCTGTCACATTACCAGTAAGAGTTCCAACGAATCCAGTAGCAGTTACTTTTCCAGTTGAAGGATTGTAAGAGAAATCTCCATCAGATTCTAATCCAACATTACCAGTTGCAGAAGCATCTTCAATGAATGGAATTAGATTGTTCTCGTTTGTGCTCTCATTATCAGCGACTGTGACATGAGTAGCATTTAATGCTGTTCCTGTTAGTGTTGCTGTGATAGTTCCAGCAGAGAAATCTCCTGAACTATCTCTGAATACTATTGTGCTTCCTGTGTTGGCATTCGTTGCGTTGGATGTAACTGTAAATGTTCCACCCTCAGAGTTCACTGAACCTGAGATACCGTTTCCAGATGTAGCA